CTCGCAGTATATGCCACAAAAGCAGACTTCAAGAACTTAGAAAACTTCTACACAAATATAGACAAGCAACTTTGCGGAGCCATTGGCTGCAAGTGGAAAGAAACGACGCAATGAACATTATAATAAAAAATAAAAAACAAATTGTCCTTGGATACGACGATAAAAAAGAAATCAAAGCGATAGCAATGGACTTTTATCCAGGAACCACATCCGAAGACGAAAACATGGTTGTAGAAATTCTTGATAAAAAATACAAATTCATCGAACTCGCAATATGTCAAAATATTGGCCTGGTCAAGGAAGTCTTCAGCAAAGTAAAACGGCAACTGAAAATTGTTGATCTGCAGCAAGATATCATGGATTTAAAGTTAAAAGTATCAACACTCGAACAGGAGATAATTGATTTAACATGCAAATAATAATAAACACAACGAAAAGTGAAGTAATCGATATACAGATAGACACAGATTCAATTACCGAATATATCGAAATACAGGCCATAACGCTTGAATCGGACAAAGATTCCATAAAAAACGATTTGCCAAATTATATCCTGGATATAAATGACAAACAAAAAAGCTTTCGGGATATTAAAATTTTCCGCATGAACGAATTCACAAAAAACGTTTTCAAGAAAATAGATCTGAAGAAAGAAGATGGAGAACAATGGAAGATAGCGTCACTTAAACAAGAGATTATCGATCTCAAAAAAATTATAGCGAGGCAAAATGAAGCCATCAACAGCAATAAGTGAAATCAGCAAACTTTTATCAAACTTCAAACCAGTCTTGTTATCTGGGCCACCAGCAATAGGCAAAACGTCAATTATAAAACAAATTGGCGAAAAACTCAACAGAAAAGTGATCATATCACATCCAGTTGTATCGGATCCAACCGATTACAAAGGCATGCCGTTTATAATTAACGGTGAAGCTAAATTCATGCCATTCAATGATCTTAAAATATTGATCGACACACAAGAACCAATCATATTTCTGCTTGATGATCTTGGGCATGCTCCGCATTCGGTTCAAGCTGCAGCAATGCAACTTTTATTAGAGCGCCGCATCAACGGATACCATGTATCGGATCTGGTAACGTTCGTGGCAGCAACCAACCGGCGCAAAGACAAAGCCGGCGTGAATTCGATAATCGAACCACTGAAATCAAGATTTTGTACAATCATCGAAATTGAAGCAGACTTGGACGATTGGGTAAAATGGGCCACGGAACATGATATAGTTGAAGAAGTGATATATTTCATCAAATGGATGCCGGAATTCCTTTGCGACTTTCAACCAACCTCGGAATTAACGAATTCGTCGATGCCAAGAACTCTGGAACACTTGTCGGATGCCTTTAAATGTGGTATTTCTCCAGAAGCAGAATTACAGATTTTCTCAGGTACAGTGGGCGAACAAGCTGCGACAAGCTTCATTGGATTCCTGGAAATTTGGCGATCATTAACAAAACGATTCATTATCCATCAAATCATAAGTAACCCCATGGGTATGGAAATTCCAGGAGAAGATGAAACATCGGTGAAATATGCTATATGCGGCAAACTATCTCAATTATGCGATAAAGACAACTTTGATTCGATTATTAAATACAGTGAACGTCTTGGAGCCGAATATTCAGTTATGTTAGTCAAGAATTGTGTAACCAAAGACCCGTCGCTCAAAGAAACCGAAACGTTCGTAACTTGGGCAATCAATAACCAGGACATGCTGATATGAAAGAAGAATACATTAAAAATAAAGGTATTTGTTGTCCGTACTGCAAGTCAACAAGACTAAGAGCAAATGGAAATCTTTCTGCAAAATATGCCGAAATAAAAGAATTTGTTACATGCTATGATTGCGGAAGTGAGTGGTATGATGTCTACAAGCTTCAAGATATTAAAATAATCAAAAAAGGAATCGCAGCATGAAAGCAAAATACATTAAAAATAAAGGTATTCGTTGTCCGTACTGCGAATCAGAGAAAATATTCGCTGATGGGCAACTAAATACAGATGGTCATGAATATGGGGTAGCCAAAGACTTGGTTCGTTGCTACGACTGTGGAAATGAATGGTATGATATCTACAAACTACATGATATCGAATTGGTACAAGAAAGGCAAATTGCATGAATGTAACGGAATGATGTTCAGAAACTTAAAAATGTTGAGGAAATTAAATGAAACGAAGAACAATCAAAACAGTAATCCGTAAAAAGATCAACGAATGGCTAAACAGCATCTCAGATTTAACTGTCCGTAAAATGCTGGAAGACAACATCATTGTTACGGGCGGATGTATAACGTCAATGCTACTCAATGAACCGGTTAACGATTTTGACATCTATTTGAAAACACAGGACGCGGCGCTATTGGCAGCTAAGTATTATGTTGGACAATTACCTTATGAAGACGTAGAATTTGATACAGATGATCCGGAACGAGTAAGTATCTACATTAAAGCAGAAGACATCATCGAAAATGATACAGCGGAAGAATTTGATCGAGATCAAGTAATTGAAGACCAAGAAGACAAGAAATACAATCCAGCCTTCATTACAGAAAACGCCATCACGCTTTCAGACAAGATTCAAATTATCATGCGATTCATTGGTGAGCCAGCCGAGATACATAAAAATTACGACTTTATTCATTGCACCAATTACTGGTCATCCTGGGATAATGAACTGTACTTGAATCAGCCGGCACTTGAAGCAATCATAAGCAAAGAACTGGTTTATAGCGGATCGAAATATCCAGTTTGCTCAATGATTCGAACACGAAAATTTATTCGGCGCGGCTGGCAAATAAACGCAGGGCAATATGTCAAAATGGCATTCCAAATTTCAGAGCTGGATCTTTCCGACGTGGCTGTCCTCCAAGAGCAATTGGTAGGTGTGGATACAGTATACTTTAGTTCATTGATACGTACTTTGGAAAATAGGCAAGAACCAATCACTGCAGATTATATCTGCGATATTCTCGATAAAATGTTCGATTAACATTCACGGCCGGAAATTTCTTCTCCAGGGTTACAATGGTGTCGCTACTGGAATGCCGGATTAGTTTCCGGCCGTACTTTTTAAAAAAGAAAATAAAATGGATTTTGGAAGCGCATTGAAAAAAGCAAGATCAGATAAGAAAATGACTCTTAGGGAACTTGGAAAATCCATAGAAGAATCAATAGGATACATCTCTGACCTTGAACACAATCGGATAAGTCCAAAAGATCTTGATCAAGTCAAAAAGATTGAGAAAATTCTTGGGCTTAATTTTTTTATTTAAATGAAACAACAAGGAGAAACAAAATGATTCAAGATAAAGCAATGCTCGTAAGTCTCAAGATTTCTATGATTGGGATGTCCAAAAAAGACAAAGAAGTAACTGAAACAGCAAACAACCAATACAATGCCGAAAAAGACGCCGGATCATATTCAAAGTCACTAATTGCAAGGGAAGACATTGCAGATGTAAAACACGTTGCTGGAAAAGCCAGAAAATTCCACACGGATCAAACATTAAGCTGGTCAGACAACAACGAACGGATACTGCCGTCAAAAAATTATTTGGAATATTCAAATGGCCTCAGTGATCTAAAAGCTGAATTCGAAACTGCAGTAAGTATATTCGCAGATAAGTATCAAGATATGATCGCGAAACAACAGACCAAAATGGGCAGCATGTTTGATATCGATGATTACATTGCGCAATCAGAAGTGGTAGACGAATTCAGCTTCGAATATCAAATCATGCCAGTTCCAAGCGCAGATGATTTCAGATTATCGCTAAGCGATGATGAAGTAAAAGAAATCAAAGCAAATATTACAAAGGCTGAATCAGAACGAACCAAGGCCGCAATGAGTGCGCTATGGGAACGTGTGTATAACAATATAACGAACATGGAAACACAACTTGGAAAAGAAAATGGCAAGATATACAATACACTGCTCAGCAACACGATTGATTTAGTTAAACTGCTCGATAAACTAAATATCACGGATGATCCAGAGCTGGAAAGAGTACGTAAAGAAATTGAAGATCGGTTATGCGTATTTGAAATTAATGAACTCCGTAAAAAACCTGAAATTCGAAAAGAAGCTATGGGCGCAGCAAAAGAAATCCGTAAGGATATAGCCAACGTAATGGGGATTGCCGTATGACAGGATCATTCAAAGAAGAATTGTTCATGGTGTTGTGGATCATAATTCTGTTATTATCAAGGTTAAACGGATACGATCTGTTCGCATATCTCGCATCTGCAATGGCGATTTGGAGTGCAATCAATTTATTTCGTGCAGCATACTATGAATTCAAGGCATTGAAAAATGAATATGAAAACAAAATTAACAAAAGCAAGGATTAAGCTAATCATGAGGGATCCGTTTTATGGAAGCCTTGCCATGAAACTCAAACTCGTTGAAGATTATTCAGCGCCAACTTTATGGACAAACGGAGAACAAATAGGATATAATCCTGATTTCATAGATAGTTTAACAACTGATCAAACAAAATTTGTAATTGCCCATGAAGTTTTACATCTGGTTTTCGGTCATCAAGGCAGAAGGAAAAACCGTGATCGAAAAGTATGGAACATGGCCGGGGATTTTGTTATAAATGGCTTGCTAAAGAAATCAGGATTCAAAATAAAAAAGAATATCTGTCTTAATAAAAGATTCAATGATCAAGTTACTGAAAAGGTATACGCAACCTTGATCAAAGACATGAAAGAAGATAACCTTGATGGGTATAATAGCAAGGAACAGCAGGTGCTGTCAAAGCTGTCAGGTGAAATGTCCAGTCAAAACGTAGATACCAGCGTAGTAAATGACTCAAATGATACAGACATCAAAAGCGATCCATTCGAATGCGGAGAAGTCCGGGATGCACCAAAAGAAGATTCTACAAAAAAATGGGAAATCGCAGCGATTCAGGCAGCACAGCTTGCAAAAAGCCAAGGCAGTAATTTAACGGCCGGCATTAAAAGGATAATAGAAGAAGCATCAAGAAACAAAATAACCTGGGCGGAAGAATTAAAGAACTTCTTTGAGGAATTAACCAAAAACGATTACACATGGACACGCCCAAATCCTCGGTACTCTTGCCACGGGTTCTACCTGCCAGCTCTTCAATATAAAGAACTCGATGAAATTGTAGTAGCTGTGGATACGTCTGGATCGATAAATGAAAAAGACTTGGCAAACTTTGCTAAAGAAATATCATCAATTCTTGAAACATTTCCAACAATAAAAATAAAAATTATTTATTGTTCAAATCGTATTCGTGAAGATGTGACAGAATTAACTAAAGACGATCTCCCGTTTAAATTTGAAGCATACTGGGGTGGAGGAACGTCCTTTAAGCCAGTATTTGAATTAGTAAAAACATTTGACGAAAAACCGAAATGTTTATTATATTTCACAGATCTATGGTGCAACAGTTACCCTGATATAGAACCTGATTATCCTGTTCTATGGATAGATTCAGACCGAGCCAGAAAAAAAAGAAATCATTATCACATTCCACCATTCGGTAATATAATTAAAATGGATTTTCATCATGAAAATTGAAAAATTTCCAGATAAAGCACATCTTATAATAATGATCCACAACTATACTGTTCACTGCATAATATAACAAAGAGCAATGATCCAAGGAAATTTATGGAACTAATGAAAATTAACCCAAACTCAAAAGAAGGAAAGCAAATCATTGTCGACTTTGTTAAAAAAAATATGTAATATGTATAAAAATGAACAAAAAGATATGGTAAATAAATCACCGGAAGCATATGCCACGTCTCTAATTAAAGAAAACGATAGAATAACTAATGATCAAAAAGAAGCGATACGCATATTCATTGAACAAGCATTATCAAATAAAGACATTGAACACATTTTTACACCAATGTTTAGTATGGAAAACTCTGGTATAATGTACGGGCATCCGGAGTGTATTTTTAAAAACACTCCGATGCTCGCAATTGCAATAGATATTATAGGGAATTATTATTGCCTCGGCCAAGATCTCGACTATATTTTTTATTCACACGATCAGATCTCGGTCGACCCCTTTCGGCAGGAGCGATTAATGAAGGATCTTCATCAAATTTTTCAGGACGAAATCCTGGAACACCCGCCTCTGGATCCTGAGTGGAAACCTCTTTTTCTAAAGGATTCCCAGTAATATTTTCATCAAGTTCTTTTTCAATTTTCTTGAATTCATCATCTTTTAATTCAGGAACCATTTGATGCACAACTTGAGACTGCAAGACTTTATGGAACGTTTGAGAAGCAATATTCTCAAGTGCAGAAAACGAATTCTTCAAATTAACAGATAAATCATCAATACTAAAATTCTTAGATCTACTGATAGTGATTTTCTCATACACATCATCCATATTCTGCCATTTAAGCCAATATTTTATGATATTTTCTTCAGCTTCAGACAGATTATTTGATTTCTGTAACAGGACCGCATTCAACTGTTGAAATTCATACCGTAACGCTAATCCAGATGCGACTTCGTTATTGTTCTTGCGTTGGCCGTGGACACCAGATAAATGGGCAATACGGAATGCTTCATCAATTTTACGATCAACCCAACTAAGGATCGACATAATTGGTTCTTCGATCTTGGATTCCATCCAGTCTGGCTTACCGGCTGTTCCATGCTCAGGATTAAATTCCTGTACAGCATTTACTGCGACTGTATCATTATCAGGGGATTGAGCATCTTCTTCTTCCATTGGCTTACGGAACATTGGAAAACCTGCATATTTAATTACTTCTTCACCGGATGAAATATTCCGTATGATAGAAGCTGTAATTAAACTAATTTCCTTGATATCAGACTCGCCGAGATAATAATACTTGTTATTGATTCCACGGATATTAGTTAGCCATACGAAAGGGATTTCATTAAGAGGATTTTTGCCTTCGTTTTTAAGCACAATGCTATCGGTTAATGAATCATTCACAATCCATTGTTCCCAATGATCTCGATACCAGATAAGATATTTGTTTTTTTCTTCAAGCAATTTTAAATAAGATAAGTTTATACGATGCGAAATTGGATCTTTTTCAAATTTCCAGTTAAGGATATTCGGTAGAGTATACTGGCAGCAATACGGATAAGCACGATATTTTAATTCGTCTTCAACATTACGGATTTTGTCTACCCCTGGCTTATTGATCAGAACGCCAAGAGAGCCATAAACAGAAGAAAGTTTTTGACTTTCATTGAGAAAAATACCAAAATTCGTTCCAAGTAAATCGCAATCTCTGATAAACATAGCCCAAAGTTCATTCTTTTCAAGAACATTAAGATCTCTGGTAGGCGGTCGCTCTGTTAAATAAAAATTAAACAAATCAACAATACTCGCGGAATAATTAAAATTGATACCTTCATTTATACGCTCCTGCCAATTCGCGTATGATTCGCGCGTATTCCGTGTAAGACTTGTTCGAACTAACTCTTTACCACCTTCATAAGATTTGCTGTAAAAAAGCCAATTTTCAATATATTTTTTATACAGATCATGCGTTTCTTTTAATTCATCTATATCCATGCTAATCTCCTATTTATAATATTTGGCTCCGGATCTTATAAATCTCGGTTTTCCAGCCCAACGCAAGAATTGCGATGTGCTATCCACCATATCATCATGCTTATCATTTGGGAAACGAATCATTTGCGTTTCGTAATCAACCAACCATTTAGCCTTTTCAGGCAAGTAGACACGACCGGCTTCGATCAAAGCTGTGACTTCGGAGAGACGTATTTCTTTCGAAGCTTCAGCCTTGATAGCGATGACCGGTATTTTTGTGTTTTTCTTTAGCTCTTGGATAAGACTTTGGCCTGATGCTTTATCTTCAATAAGCACAGGAACAATCTTTTTATATTTTTTGGAATAATACTCATAGATTTGGATAACCTTTTTTTTAAGCTTTGGGAAATCCATACGTTTATTGATAACATCAAGCAGATAAAAATTCTTGTCTGCTAACCCCCAAACTGTGCCGGCCGATGGATCATTTAACTGTTTTTCTTTGAAAGCAGTATCCCAGGAAATCACGATCTTCTTGAATTCAGGTGGTGCTTTTAAATCATAACGATTAAACCAATCAAATTGAACCATACCTCCTTCGGTAGCGACTGGTTGCTGTTGATACAAGGCATTCCATTCACGGGTTCCGATTGTTTTCTTTATTTCTTGTAACGTTTCAAGTGGATATCGTTCTGGCCAAAGAGCTTCACCTCTTTTACGGCCAAGAATATCATTGTCTTCTTCGGCAATAGCAGGTAGACTTAACACAGTCCAATTTTCATGGGAATTTTCTTCAAGAAGATAACCAGCGAGATCATTGAAATGCCAGCGCGTGGTAATCAGAATTATTGCTCCACCTGGCATAAGCCTTGTATATGCGACCGATGAAAACCATTCGATTGCTTTCCGGCGCGAAATTTCAGATTCTGCATCTTCACGACCTTTTACCGGATCGTCTATAAGCAACAAATCAGCCCCACGGCCAGTTATAGCGCCTCCAATGCCGACTGAATAGTAATTCCCGCCCTGGTCTGTGGAAAACTTGTTCGCGCCTTTAGAATCTTTAGAAATATTACAATTTTCAAAAATACTATGATGCAATGGATCAATCATTTGATTACGGACTTTGCGACCAATATCGCCGGCTCTATCAAATGAATAAGTTGCGGCAATAATTTGTTTTGAAGGATTACGGCCAAGATACCAAGCAGGAAAGAATTCAGAAACCTCCATAGTTTTACCTGATCTTGGAGCAATGAAAACCATAAGACGTTTTCTTTGTCCGCACTCGACTGCCATTAAATGGCCGGCAATCAATTGATGAAGTGCTGCGAATTCGTATGAAGGCATTTGCAAAGCAATATAAGCAGGTAGCCAAGCGAATGCTGCTTGCTCAGGGGTCAATTTGTTGTTCACATTCTATTACCTTTTCTTCTGATTTGAAATCTAATCCTTTTGAAAACAAAGATCCTTGCGCAGCATCATTGAAAAGCTTATCGACAGCATCTTTTTGCTCTGAATTTATAATAACATTATTTTGCTGTACAACTTGCATTTTTGGATACAAATCAAGAAGACGGTTTATCATATCTATCAATTTGCGAGATTCCTCCATCCATCTTGATCCGGTACGTGGATCCCTATCAACACATAAATGAAGTTGTATATCACAAAAATCAATTCGTTCTTGTAAGTCTTTAATCCTGGTAGTGATTAAAACTGCATATTTATCACGTATTTCTGCATTAAAGTCTTTGCGAATATCCTTGATAAGCCTTCCGACAATAGGAGTAGTGCAACCTAAATGTTTTGCGATATCTTTATAAGATGCATCCGGATGCTCTTCGCAATACTCCATAATCTTTTTTTGTCTTACAATAACAGGAGTTGTTCTATTGATAATCGTTTTGTCTTTTTCTTTTTTATCTTTTTCAGTATATCGAATATGATCTAAATCTTTAAGGACTAATTCAAAATCAAGCTCAAGGGCTTCAGCTATTCCTTTTGGTGGAATATATGGATGTTTTCTATGAAAAAGTCTTATCCGATTTTGTCTTAAAAAACTCCTGGTACCACGTTCCTTTGCGTATTCATGCCATTTAATATATGCTTCTTCACCTGTATTTTCAAAATAAACAAAGTCTCTATATATTGTTGCTTTATTTATAGACAATGTTTCAGCAAGAACTGTTATTCTGATTTCAGGGTATTCCAAAAGTGCTTCAACGATTTTTTGTCTACGCTTCTCTATTCTTTTTAAAGATTTACTTTTTTTCTTTGATATCATTTTTTCACTTTTTTTGTAATTTTTAAAAAAAATCCTTGACATATCATACCAAAAGTGAGATTTATAAGTCAAGGATTTTTTTAAAAATTAACGCGAAGTTAAAAAAGGAAAGAAGCGATGAAGCTTTTATTGGATGAAAATGGAAATGTAGTCGTAAGGGATGGAAAACCCGTTTATGTGCATGAAGATGGCAAGGAAATAGCATTTGATGCAGCGGCTGCTATGAGCAAAATCACGGCTTTGAATACTGAAGCTAAGGATCACCGGCTTAAAAAGAACGAAGCTCTCGAATCTCTGAAAGCATTTGAAGGGATTGATCTTGAAGAAGCAAAAACAGCTATTGAAACCGTAAAGAATTTCGATGCAACTAAACTGGTGGATACCGGTGAAGTCGAAACGCTAAAACGGCAAATGGCGGAAACTTTCGATCTTGAAAAGAAACAAATTACTGAACAATTCAGAAAAGAACGAGAAACAATGACTGCCGATATTGGCAATAAACAAGCCACTATATTTGATTTAATGGTTAGCCAGCAATTTTCGAAAAGTCCACAATTCGCAGGAGATGAAGCGAAAACTATTCTACCTCCGGATATGGCAGCTGAATATTTTGGTAAGAATTTCAAAGTTGAAGACGACCGTGTAATAGGATATCTTAATGGAGAAAAAATTCTATCGCGCGAAAATTATGGAGAACCGGCCGGGTTCGAAGAAGCTCTATCCGTTATTATAGAAAACTATCCAATGAAAGATCGAATCACACGATCTGGAAAAGCTGGTGGACCACTCGTAATAGGGAATACCGGCAATGAAAATGGATCGAAAATTATCGCAAATAACGATCAAATTGCTTTCGGGAATAACCTTGAAGCAATCGCTAAGGGAGAAATCAAAGTCGCTTAATAAAGTGGCTTAAAGTCTCCTGAATTAAAAAAACGAGTCACTTGATGGCCTTATAACAATTTTAAAAGGAGGCTGTCATGTCCAATACCTTAACTACTGTTATTCCACAATTACTCGCCCAGGGGCTCATGGCGCTAAGAGAAAATGCCATTATGCCGCGCCTTGTCAATACCAGCTATGATACTATGGCCGCTGAAAAAGGTGCAGCTATCACGGTTCCAATCCCTTCCGCAATTACCGTACAGGATGTTTCCCCGGCCGCAACTCCAGCAACTAACAGTCAGATTACCACAACTTCTGCAACCATTACCATGTCAAGCTGGAAAGAAGCTCCGTTCCATTTGACCGATAAAGAAATTGCTGAAGCCATGACCGGAATTATTCCGATGCAGGCATCTGAAGCCATCAAAGCTCTTGGAAATCAGATTGATACTGATATCATGGGCCTGTATACCGGTATTTATGGATTTGCTGGATCGTCTGGAGTAACTCCGTTTGGATCTTCCGTTGCTGAAGCCACCGAAGCCCGTAAAATTCTTAACAACCAGCTTTGCCCATTACAGGATCGTAGATTCGTTATTGATCCTGACGCTGAAGCAAACGCCTTGGGTCTTCGTGCATTCCAGGACATGAGTTTTTCAGGAACCAATGAAGGTATTGCCGACGGATTGATCCGGCGCAAATTGGGTTTTGATTGGTTCATGGACCAAAATGTTCCGGATCATACTTGCGGAACCAGGACAGCAACAAACACGACTACGAATGCCACGGCAGCCGTTGGCGATTTAACTATCGCTGTTACAGCCGGCTCAGGTAACACTATCGCAGGTGACGTTTTTACCGTAGCCGGTGATACCCAGACCTATGTTTGCTCAAGTGTAACCAATACAGCTGGTGGAACCATTACTTTCACCCCGGCTGCAAAAGTAGCATGGGCAACCAGTGCGGCTATTACTTTTAAGGGAACCGCAAGTACCGCTTATGCACAGAATCTCGCTTTCCATCGAGATGCAATTGCATTTGCTACCAGACCACTTGTTGATATTGCCGATGGTCTGGGGAATATCATCACGGCCGCTGTGGATCCGATCTCCAAAATTGCTTTGAGGCTTGAAGTTTCCAGGGAACATAAACGAACCAGATTTTCCTATGATATTCTGTACGGCATGGCGCTTGTTCGGGCTGATCTTGCAACCAGAATAACCGGTTAATCATCATTTTAAATTTGTGACCCGGGCCATATGGCCCGGGTTTTTCAAAAATTTAACGGAGGAAAATCATGGATCCAAGAATGTACCCCACAGGAAACGTCATCGCGGAAACTTCGAAAGTTGTTACCACGCCGACCGCTACCGATAAAATTGCCACTATTCGTGGTGATTCAAAAGAATACTTTATTACGCTTGCGAATTTATTTGCAAGTCCACCCGCATTTGGCGGAACTACCCCTGGTGCTGGTAATTTTTCTACCATAACAGCATCAAGTACAGCAGCTATTGTTGGAAATGTTACCGTTTCAACTGGAAATCTTGTTGTTACGGCTGGTGACGCAACCGTTACGGCTGGCGCATTAACCGTTACCGCTGGTGACCTTGCAGTTACCGCTGGCAAGGCAACGTCAAAAGGTTCATTCCAGACACCGCAGGTAGTTACAACCAATGAAGCAATCAATGCGGATGTATCCTATGTTGAAATCGCAAATGCTACTCCTGCTACAATTATTGCATTAACTATCGCAGCTCCAGCTGCAGGCAGATTGCTTGTTATTACGCAGACTGGTTCTGGAACTTCTGATGATACGGTTACGCTTAGCTCTGGAACATATAACGGTTCAGGCACAATTGCTACATTTAATGCTAAAAACGAAACGCTAGTTCTTTTTGGTATCGCTGCTGATCGTTTTGCAATTGTAGAAAATATCGGATCCATTGCTATCAGTTAATAATTCTTTGAACGGGGTTGTCACAGGGGGATGAATGAAGGTCGAAACTGTACGGATTAAAAGCAGAGACAAGTTTATAGTCATCAATGAATCTGATTTCGATCCGAAAAAGCATGTTCTATTTAGCGAAGTTATTAAGGCTAAGATTGAAATTGAAAAAAAAGATGATTTAAAGAAGAAAAAACAGCCTGGCAGAGAAAAACGACTCCGAGAACATGCGAAAAAACACTTCGACCTTACATTCCCAAAAAACACGCCAATAGAAGACATTGAGCAGCAACTCAAAGACCTTGAGTTCGGACCCGTAAAAAGGAAATAGCTATGCAAGTTATAAATTTGTTATCCGCGTCCGCAGCAACCGGAGTTAGCGACGCGGTTGAAATAGATCCACGCCGAACGTATTATGGTGACGTCCCGCTGCAGGTGTGTGGAACCGTAGCGACAGCATTCCTTGGAACAGTTCAAATTCAAGGATCAATTTCCACAGAACAGGAAATTCTTGAAGGAACCGCTGTATGGAGTACAATAAGCAGCAAAACGTTTTACGCTGATGCAGTAACAGACCTGACAGTAGCCTTTCCATGGATCCGAGCTTACTGCACAGTAAACACAAACGGTATCTTAAATGTAAAGATATGGGCATAAAATGGCTTTAATTCTTATAGCAACGGCTGCGTCATCCAATGCGAACACTTATTCGACGCTCGCTGAAGCAGAAACATATTTTGAAAGTCGTTTGCAAAAGACTACATGGACCGCAGCAACCGATGCCAATAAAAACATTGCCCTGGTTCAATCAACTCGCATGCTTGATGAACAATTAAATTGGTACGGGGTTCCGTATTCTTCCACACAGCTTCTCAGATGGCCTAGATACAGTGTCGTGGATCCTGATGGTGAAGATGTGAATTATGATTCTATTCCTACTTTTTTGAAGTATGCTACTGCTGAATTTGCCATGCAACTTTTAGTAGCAGATCGCCAAGCCGACGACGATACTAAGGGCTATAAGCGTCTTATGGTCGGAACACTCAGAATTGATGTTGATAAATTTGATCGTAAAAAAGTTATGCCAAAAGCAGTTTGGAACATGGTTAAGTTTTACGGAACAAAATCATCCGGAGGAAATAAAAGACTGGTAAGGGGTTAAAATGGGCTTCCAAGAGCTTTTCCAGAATATAGCAGGAACGATGGTAGACGCTTTTGGGGACATTGCAACAACCATATATTATCATTCAGCAGGAACAATGTCTTATAGTCCGTCAACCGGTACCTATTCAGAAACGGATGCGGTAAGCGTATCTGCAACTGATATTTCCGTTGATGGTAGCAATAATAAACTGATTTCTACCTCCACAGTTCTTTCAAGTCAAAATATCCCAATAGACGGACAATACGTTAAAATATCAGGATTCACATCAGCAACAAATAATTGCTACGCAAGCGCATCTGCTACAGCCGCGACCAGTGTTACCATCAATACAACCGATGTTGATCTATTCACAGAAGCCGCTGGAGGCACGGTCGTAATTACCGGACCATATCATAAGGTTGATGGCATCCTCCAAAATTATAACCAAGCTGAATACGATAACAACACGATCCTGTTCACAGATCAACGGCTCATGATACCAAACAACGATATATCGGTTACGCCAAAAGAAACAGATTATGTTTTAATCGATAGCGTTGAATGGAATTTACAACGCATCAAAATAGATCCAGCGGAAGCCATGTGGGATCTCCAGTTACGGAAACCTTGACATGGACAAAAACATTAAAGATTTTAAAAAAGGCATTGAGAATTTTAGAAAAAATCTTGAAGATATTTCTGCCATTGCAACAACAATATCAGCCAAGGAAATATTCGATGCAATTAATTTTTTCTCTCCTTCTCCGAATGGACAAAAAGCAACACAGAACCATTTAGGAGAAGTTATCACATCAGCAGATTATTCTCTAGGGCAATTTATCGCTAGTACAAGGATTGGAGTCGGAGCACCAGATTTAAGTATATCAAAACAAGCCCCATCGATAAAGGCTGAACATGACAAGCAGCGAGCTAAACTTAAACAAATAACTGGATTTGAAACAATATATATTACAAATAATTCAAAGCATGCTGATAATGTTGAGTATTTAGGATGGTATGGGCAAATTGGTACATGGGTAAAATCATCAGAACCTCCCTATGCTCCATTTGCAAGAGGATTTGTTAAAGGAACGAAAGAAGCTATAAAAAAGACTCAAAAAACTTTAAAAAATACAAAAGTAACTTCAGATTATGATTATCTTGATCCTTTTGGGTATGAACATAAAATGCGTCCAACGTCTGTAGACGAAACAGATTTATCGCCGTATGTAGACGGAGAAGATGATTTTAATGAATCTATAAG